ACGGTGGTAGAGAAAAGGCCCCGGCAGCTATGTGTCGTAAAGTAATTCAAGCTAAAGATGAGATTGAGATCTGGGGCCCAGGTACACAGACAAGAAGCTTTTTATATGTTGATGAATGTGTAGAAGGAATTAGACGGTTAATGGAATCTGATTTTATTGGCCCGGTTAATATTGGATCAGAAGAAATGGTTACAATTAATCAATTAGTTGACTACGCATGTGAGATTGGTAATAAGCGTCTCACTAAAATGCACATCGATGGTCCATTAGGCGTTGCTGGTAGAAATTCTGACAATACTCTCATTCAAGAGAAGCTTGGTTGGGCTCCTAATTATCCATTGAAGGACGGGCTAGCTAAAACATACGCTTGGATTGAAGAACAGGTCAAGTTAAACAGTGAATAGAATTCTTATAAACTACGCTGATGGCCCGGGCCATTTTTTAAACTTACAAAATATTAACAGCTCATCCGGGCACAAGGTTGGGTGTTTTGATAAAATATTTTCTTTCCGCCGCGGCGATCTAGGTATTGGCTTCTACGAAAAAAATAAGCACATATTAGATGTATCAACCGGTGCCGGGTATTGGTTATGGAAGCCTTACCTAATACATCGTACATTAAAATATCTAAATGAAGATGATATATTATTTTACTGTGACTCCGGTGCAATGTTCATAAAGAGTCTGGATCCCATATATAGTAAATTAACAACCACCAAAGGGGTATTAATATGTCATCAAAATGATAGCACTGAAGACACTCGCGAAGTTACTAAGCGTGACGCATATGTTGGGTTAGATTGTGATAGTGAGCAGTATTTCACTGGTCAATACTTAGCTGGTTATATAATGGTTATTAATAATGAATACTCTCGAGAATTTATCAAGACTTGGCTTAATTCTTGTGAAGATGAACGATTAATATCAGATAATCCAAATGTACTAGGTAAACCAAATTACGGTCAGTTTAAATTTCACCGACATGATCAGTCAATTTTAACATTGCTGGCTAAGAAATATAACATTCCGACCATTACAGATATAACGCAATACGGGAACCCTCATAGGTCATCCCAAGACAGTTACGGTCAATTAATGCACCACTTTGGAGGGCCTAATGAAGGGTTAATTAATGAAATTAACATTGATGATTTCCGTTGAAAATTAGACACTAGGTTATATAATTGTAGCATATGATAGTAACTGACATTGATGTTTATGATGGTGCTCTTATTCATGACAGATTTGCTTATAAGTATTTTCGGAACAAGACTCTCCCTATCGGAAATATCTTAGCATTTAGAGCTCCGATGCTTGTAGAAGCGGATGGTATGATTGATCTAGAAGACACTCTAGAGAATGATTATATTTACAGTGATGATGCTATTAACTTCGTTTGGGAGATTCCTAACTTAGACTTTTTTGGCGCAGTAGCATGGCAGCGATTATTCAACACACAAATAGCAAATTTGCTCAGCACGCAATATATTAATGCGCCTATTGAAGTGGATGGAGATGATCTGATTGTTCATAAAGAGCATGAGCAGCACGGTATCATACAACCAAAGGGAAAATGTAGCGTAAGCATCACATACGTAAAGAACGGTGCCGCATTAGGCCACACTGCAATTAATATCTCAGCAGGTCGCAAGGCTCCAGCATTTGCATATTCGACTGGCTTGTCTGATGAAGCGGTTGATAGCTTCATGAAATCGATCATCGATATATTTTATGTTATGAATGATGATATGTTTCTCGCTACAACCAAGATTATTATAAAGTGAGAACTATATTCGATTTCATAAATGATATATTATACCACAAGCGTGGTGATCTACTTGATAATATTGAGCACGAAGGGCAATATAATTCGTATATGGTGAATCGATGGATTAGCATGTACTCTCCACAGCATGCGACCTTAATAAACTTAACCAGCAATAGATTATATTCCGCTCTTCCTACAAAAGAATCATCGTATAAATTCTTATTGAATGTTATGCCTAAATCCAAACCTCGCCGTATTATGTATATAAAAAAGAAGAAGATAGAAAAGACCGAAGAGCCGGATAACGTAACATTATTAGCTAATAATCTTGAACTTTCAAAAAGAGAGATAAATGTTTATATAAAACAGTTAAACCAGAAAATATAAACATATGGGAATATTAGCAAATCAACAAGCAACCGCGGCAAATGCGGATACAAACGATTATAGATTGATTGACTTTGACGATTATCGCAATGACAACTTTACATTATTTGGCTTTAAATTGTCTGAGGTATTAGACGATATTATATTAATTCAATATGCTGATGCTGGTGATGAACGTGGTGATACTGTATTACGAAACGGTATCGCTATTCCACTTGCTCACGTAGAGAAAGCTTGGCGGATAGGAAAGGTTGTTCTTGCAGGACATAATTGCAAAAGGGTTAAGGTTAACGACTACGTTTGCTTTCCAAGCGATAAAGGAATCCCTTGCAGCAATCTTGATGTTGACGGTGTCGGAGTCTTAAAAGATGCAACATTTCTAAACGAAGGTAGAATTTTTGGCATTTGTAAGCCCGGTAACCTAAATAAGAAAAATGCGAGCAAGTCTAGGCGCACTAAAAAGCGTACTGCAAAATAACGTAGCCGAGGTCAAATTTACAAGGAGAAATGTAAAGCCGGGATCTCCTCCTACTCGACGGATGCTCTGTACGAATAGTGGGCCGTTGCTAAATTCTACGGAAGGGAGATCAGCATTACGATATCAACCACCGAAAACCGCGCCAAAGTACAATCCAGATACAAAAAACTTAATTATAACTTGGGACATTTTTATGCAAGGGTATAGAACTATTAATACAGATCAATGTGATTTAATTAGTATAATTCCTGCTGATGAGAGATTCTGGGAATACTTTACAGAAAAGTTATCCAAGATGCCAGCTGGTCAAAAGACAGCGTTTATGAATGTATGACCGATTTAGAGCCAGTACTAAAGTCACTACTTCAACGAGATGTATCGTTCGAAGTTAACAATAAGGCTCTCCGAGCCGGTAAACTGATCATCTTTCACATAAAGGATTTCTATATATCATTCATTCTTAAGACAGAAAAACATCCTCATAAATTATATGAGATTCCAGTACCGTATAAATTCGGATCCAGCAAAGATGGGGACGTAATGTTTGATTACCGGTTACGGGGCGTAGATCGAAACGATAAGAGCATACAATACTTAATTACCACTATATGTAAACAAATAGGTAAGAAGTCTAAATTCTTTGACAATACCCTGACTATCAAGATCAAGAAGATAGATTAAGTATTTACGGTGAAAAATCAGCCTTATTATTTTGAAATAAAAGATATTGTAACGCAATTTATTGCTGCGTTCGATGACGTTATTATTAATCGATACAATAAGGCTCGAACCGTACAAGATAGGATACAGCCGAGATTTCTATATGCTCCTAAGCAACGCGTTGTAAATGATCTTATTAATAAGTCGCAACATATCACTCTTCCTGCAATTGCTGTATCAATTAGTAGTATTGAGCGGGACGGAGAAAGAGTGTTTAATAAAATCTTTGGATCATATAATCAGCTAGGTACCTCTGATGCAGGAATTGATACTGTGTCTAAGTTTTTACCTTCCCCGGTACCGATTAATATAGGGATAGATATGACAATTCTAACCAAGTATCAGACAGACATGGATCAAATTGTATCTAATTTTGTACCGTATACGAATCCGTATCTTATGATTTCATGGAAGATACCAACTGAGCTAGTTTCGGAGATTCAAGAAATACGAACAGAAGTTGAGTGGAGCGGTAGTGTAGGAGTAACATACCCACAAGATCTAGGCGCAAATGCACCGTATAGAGTAGAAGCGACAACAGCATTCACACTAAAAGGTTGGCTATTCCCAGACAAGTCTGTTGGAGACGGGCCTAACATCTTCTACGTCGAGACGAATTTTTCACCAATTACAGGATTTGATTATATCTAATGCATAGTAATACTACATCGACAAGCGGTACTGTATTATCAGCTCGCTCGAGTGAGATGGAAATGATCTCTCTATCCGGAAGGCCTCAAGTTACATATGTTCGACCGTGGTATAATGATCCGTTCTGGGGAGATAGAGTATTCCCATATATGATAGTTGGGTACCCACAAACTTTAACTGTTCAAGGATACATGTTTACGCGAACGACTGCTGTATATGTTAGCGCAAACAACACTGTATATAATAATACAAGCTCTTTATCCTCAAAGACTCTATTTAGTCCATTCAGTGGTACATCATCTTTAACAGGTAAAGATTTTCTTACACAGTTTCCTGCCTTTTCAGGAAATAAACTAGACGATTCATCATGGCATATCGTGGATGATAATCATATGACAATAACACTGCCGGAGCCACAAGCTGTAGGATATGTGGATATAATCATTCAGAGTATCGGTGGTTATTCTCTACTCTCTAAAGATCTAAGCGGTGGACCTGTCATAGTGCGAACATAAATATTATTAATAAGTATGGCAGACGGAAGAGATAGCACGTTCGGAAGACAGTTAATGTCATATGTTTCTGATAGACTCCCGTATGGTAAGCCGTACGAGGTGCTAGATAACATTAATATGGTAAATCCTAAGTATAAGGATTTCTATAAAGCCGGGTCTCAGCAAGGTGAACTGTTATCTAAACATGCCATATCTACTCACAAGCCTGGTGGTGATGCTCACCCAATGGCTGGTGTTGCCCTTGATAAAAACTATCATGCATTCATGTACGCTAATGTCGATTTTGATAAATCTAAACGACTTAGAGATTATAGAGTCATGGCTCAGTTTTCAGAAGTTGGCGATGCATTGGATGAAATTTGCGACGACGCGATTGTAGTTGATGAAAAAGGTGATGTTGTTAAGCTAAATTTAGATAATAGAAAAAACTTCGACATCCAGATCAAAAATCAAATCAATGACGAATTTGTTAAGTTTATAAAACATTACAAGCTCCGTGAACGAGGGTGGGAGTATTTCAGAAATGTATTAGTCGATGGGGAGGTGTATTTTGAACATATAATTCATAAAGATCATAAGGATGCAGGAATCCTAGGTATAATTAGTGTACCCCCAGACTTAGTAGATCCTATATACGACAACGTTCAAAATCTACTGATTAAAGGGTACCTGCTACGCAAACCAGAATTAGAAAAGAAGGACCCTAAAGGCAATCAAGTTCAAACAGATACGAAGATTGAATTCATACCGTTTGAGAAGAATCAAATGACATACATCCATAGCGGTATGTGGAACGAAACTAGATCCCTAAGGCTACCATTCATTGAATCAGCCCGCAGAGCGTATCGTCAACTGTCGCTAATTGAGGATTCGATTATTATTTATCGGCTAGTAAGAGCCCCAGAGCGACTTGTATTCAATGTTGATGTTGGTAATATGCCACCACCAAAAGCAGAAGCATACTTAAAGAAGCTAATGCAAAATTATTGGGGAAGAAAGACCTACGATGCCAATCAAGGCACTGGAGTTCAAGCATTTAGTCCTCAATCTATGTTAGATAGCTTCTGGTTCGCTAAAAGAACTGGTAGTGAAGGTACCGATGTTAAGACATTAGCCGGTGGCCAAAATTTAGGTGAGCTTGAAGATTTAAAATACTTTAGACAGAAACTATATCAAGCATTAAGAGTTCCAGTACAACGTCTCGATCCTGAAAGCCAATCTAGCGAAGGCGCAACCATTCTTAGAGAGGAGCTTAAATTCGCTAGATTTATTATCAGACTTCAAGAAGGCTTCGCGCTCGGATTAAAAGACGCATTTATAACCCATCTTAAATTAAGACAGATTTGGGAAGAGTTTGAATTAAAAGAAACCGATTTTGAATTAGAATTTAACCCACCTAAAAACTTCCATGAATTAAGAAATCAGCAGCTGAATGAGCTTAAGTGGGGTAATTACGGTACAGCTATTGGTAACCCAAATATTTCAGATACGTGGGCCAAAAAGCATATGCTTGGATGGAGTGATCAAGATATTAAAGTTAATAGAGACATGCTCCGAAAAGACAAAGCACTCGAGTGGGAAATGGCACAGATCGTTGCCATGGGTCCGAACTGGAGAGAGCAATTTATGCAAGGTACCACGCCGCCTAATGCAGACGGCTTGGCACCAGCTGGTGATATGGGAATGGGCGGAGCTCTACCACCACCACCTGGAGGGGCCCCACCAGACTTTGGAGCGGCTCCAGATATGGGCGCACCTCCTGCACCTGATGCTCCGGCCGGTCCTGCACCCGCAGGCGGTGGTGAGACTGCACTACCTTAAAAGCTTGCCGTTCCTACAATAAGTGTATATACTTCTTAAGTGAAAAAGAATCACTATATATGTATCGTCACGGGTGAATCCAAATATATAGCACCTAGTATTGCTAAAAAGAAAATCGCTAAATTCGGTAATGAGGAGGAATTCAGAAAGCATTATATAACTCCGGCAGCAGCATCTCTCTTAAGAAAAGGTCAAACAATAGATGAGATTAGAACTACGGTAGGAGTAACAGGTTTACCAAAAGTAAACCCACACGTACTAACTCGATTAAATCTACTTCGAAAGAAAAAAGGCGCTCGGGTTAAAGAGTCCATTGAACGGCTCGAACGGGAACAATATTTAAATTCAAAAGAATTTAGAGATAAAATGATTGCCATTGAAGAGCGTAGAAAAAATATGTCGTTCCGGGACTGGGTAGAGATGTATACTAGTCCAGGAAGAGAAAGGGGAGGGACATGCCAGCGACCTGATATATTTCTATCGCATAATAATAAAGCTTGCGATGGTTGCCCTTATTACGAATATTGTATGTGTTACGGGAAGCGATTATCACACGAGAAACGAAAGCCTAAAAGACGATGAAAGAAAAAAAGACACGAAAATTAGTATGTAATATTACCGGTAAGGTACTACTAGCTAGTAAAGACTACTATGCTAAGAAAGTAGAAAAAGCAGGATCTGAAGAGCTACTTCATAGTACATATATATGTCAGGCGGCCTCTCAATTACTTAAAAAGGGTCGCGATATTCAATACATTAGCGACACTCTACCTATTACCGATAATTTTGAATGTAAATTGTCAGATGATGATGCTAAATCAATTGTTAGTAGTAATGATCCAACCCTTAAATATAAGCTAGATAACCAAGAAACTGCTACAATAGGGATTATAAAATCTGACCCAGACGTAGTACAATTTATTAAGAACATTTCATGTGACTAAATAATAATAATGAGCGACACCATGTATACAGTACACGAAGCCGGTCCTAATCAACCGCTAAAAATAGTTGATGCTATGAAAGGTATTCAAGTTGGTATAATAACTCCTCGAGGCCAAGTAGACTCACCTATTCAAGTATCCGGTGATAGAGTATCATTCATTGTCAAAAATTCTAGCGGTACGCGGATCGGCTATGTATTTAAGTGTCCAGGTGGTCAACTTATAAGTCAGTTTCGTGCATGATATCCATTGAACTTTAGAATTTTTATCGTATAATCATATCAATGAATTTACGAGATATAGACTTAATAGATAAGCCAATTTCGACAAAAGATTATACAATTTATAACATAGACGCTCTCCCGAAAGTCATGCTAGGATTTCGCGTTAAGCATAAATTCGAC